AAAAGACCTATTTTCAATAGCTTTAGTAGTAGCTATTTTTGTATCATCAGTTGTATACCAAGACTCTGTACTAACGACAGTTGGGTCACCTGTTAACCAAGATCGATCAACTTTCCAATTAGATTCGTGGTTTACATATAAGTTTTGTAGTGTATTGTCATTCAGATCATTAGCTCGTATAGCTGATCCGGGGTAGAATGTAGCTTTAGGAGTGGCAAAAGCTGTATCTCTATAGATCCTAATCGCTGCACCATTACTAGGAGCACTGTTAAATCTAACCGTTGTTGCATTTAGCAACGAATATGCAGTTGTAGCAACTCCACCAAGACTTGTCTTGATGTCAGTTGTGTCTAAATATGGGAATGTGAACGAGTAATCGGTGGTGGAGCCGTTACCCGTGTATAAATTTTCAATTGTTACGGTCATTTTAGAAGTCTAATAAACGTTTTAATTCTTCTTTTTGTTTACCTGCTTTTAAAGCTTCAGGTATATTACCTTGTCTAAGTGCATTTTTAATTCTATCATTCTGCTGTCCCACCAAAGAGTATTGTGAATGATACTGTTCTAGAGCAGAGCAAGCGTACTTTATAGCTTGTCTATGAATGCGATCTAATTCTTGATGTACTACTAATTCTTTTAATGGATAATCTTTTTGATTTTTTAAACCCCTATTTTTTTTGTATTCTTTTAATTTATTAGACCAGAACCCAGTAGGATAGTTCATCATACTTTCAATTTGACCAGCTAAATTCATGTTCTTAGCTATCCAATTGTTAACCCATTGACGATCGTTAGGTGTAATTATTTCTCCAGTAATAGGGTTTGTTTTCATAACTGAAACACTATCCCATCCTGTACTTAATAACCATTGTCTCCAAGGTTCCATATCACCATTAGATTTACCAAAAGGTAATAAGGAATTCACAAAGGCATTCAATGGTTCATGATACCTAATAGGTTTACCAGTATAGATATCTAATTGATCAACTAAATTAGGAGGATTTAAGAATTTCCATTTGTTTGCCATTAAAGATCCGAAGTCATTTTCAACATCCTTTAATTGTGGAGCGAGTGCATTATTTAAAATACTTCTAGCACCACTAGGAGCAAATGGTATCATTGCATCAGCTTGTGCTGTTACAAATCGTTTAAAAGCACCTTCATCACCAGAGAACATAGATACTAACGGTTCAAATCCACTAAGGAATGTCTTGTTAGCTATATTCATACTAATAGAGAATGCTAATTTTTGATAGAATTGTTCTGTAATAGATTGATCTATACGATCAGCATAGTAGTTAATATCACCTACCATACTAAGTAAACTATCAAATGGTTCAAATCCTTTAAAACTATGCCATTCACCAGTAATTGGGTTTTTAATAGAGTTAAATGGGATACCCATGGTTTGCATACGCTTACGTTCACCAGCGTTCTGCGGTCCATTACCAGTTAGATTACCTTCTAATGCCCATATACCAGCACCTGTAACAACCGTACCACCCATTAACTGACGACCAATGTATTCAGATTTAAGGCTACGGAATGCTTCATCGCTATACTCTAAACCATGTTCAGCTAAAGCTTCCATCATTTGCTGCTTGTTAGTAGCAGACAAAACCTTACGAGCTTTAGTCATGACTGGTAGTAGAGAACTACCGGGTGCATATGACCAAGACATATTCAAAGCATTAATACCAGTTCTAGGGAACATAAACAATGCTCTTGCAGCTGGTACTTTTTCTATAATTTTATTTAATCTATTAACTAAATCATTATCTAAGTTAAGTGCTATCTCTTGTGAAGCGTGCTTAGCAGCTTTATCTGTAAGTAATCCAGTATGGTCAAAGGCTTGATCATATAATCTCTTCTGCAATTTATTGAAAGATTCAGCACTAAACGCACCTTTAGTTTCTTCCATTAATTGAGTATAAGCTTTAGATCTAGCAGCACCACTAGCCATTAATGAGTTTGTAGCACCATCAATAGCATACATAGCATTAGTACCCCATCTAATAAATGGGTTGTTGTTATACCAACTCATACCTTTAGCAAAGTTCCATAGTGCAACCTTACCATCTGCACCTTCTTTCTTCCACACTTCAGACATAGCTTCTAGTGCTTCAAAGTTATCCATCTTAGCTTGACGTAAGTCTGCACGACCACGCATCATAGCTTCCTCAGGACGTGACTTAGCTAGTCTCCATTCCTCACCCATCATCTTAAAGGCACGCTTCATGTTTTCAGAGAAGCCTCCATAAGTCCATAAAGCTTTTTGGAATGTAGCTGTGTCACCTGTAATCTTTGCACCTGCTAATACAGTTGCAGGTTTAAGTGCCGATAGAATAGCGTTACCAGTCATAGCTCTTAATGGAGCAAGACCAAATAACATATGATTATAACGTACACCGTTTAAACCTTGTACAACCAAACTAGGTACTTCAGGTTCTGCATCATAGAATGCTTTCTTAACTAAACCTATATTATTCTCAGTCCATCTGTTAAGTTTATAGATTTGATCTACTTCACCATTAGTAGCTTCCATTGCATAGGCAAGTGGTTTAAGATACTCAGGGTTGTTTTTAGCAATAGTTTCTAGTGTTTGATAGAACTCATTACCTTTATCCGTAGAAGCTTTCAAGCCTTTAGCAAAATCATCTGATTGATCTAAGATCCACTGCTTTAGAGCAGCTGGATTTTTAGCTTGTGCTATCTGTCTATACTCACCAAACTTATTAGAAATATATTGATTAGCTCTAACTTCTTTTGAAAGTAGTTTTAGTTTATCAATAATAATCTGCTGTTGTCTACCAGTATCTGCGATATCACCTATCATACTAATAGCAGTTGATGTATCAGCAATAGTACCAGCAGCTTGGTTTGTTACCATAGCTGAAGCACGCATTACTTTAGGATTATAAACCTCATCAAATGCTTTGACAAAAGATTCGTTAACAATACGCCACTCTTGTTGACCCATATAGTTTTCTTTCATATAGAAATTTGTCTTCATTTCGTTGACAATAGATTCCATACGTTTCAAACTTATATCAGGATTAAATACCTGATCATATAACTGGGTAACAGCTTTGTTTATTGCCTCTGGTGGTATAACTGTACCATCTATTTTAGCACCAACACTAGCTGCAATATCCTGATCAAATAGATTCCTAAAACCTTCAGCTCTTTCAGTAGGAGTAGCATCAGCCATCCTTTTCATGAATCCTGTATTTACTACAGGTCTAGATCTACCATTAGTAGTACCCATATTGTTCTGGATACGATAGTTATCTATTTTAGCTTTTACAGGGTTAGGTTCTAAATCAGTCACAGCTCTCCAGTTTGGACCCGGAGCTGGTTCATTAATAAATGCATCATATTCTTCACCCCAAGGATCTTTAATTAATCTCCTAGCGGTTTCATTATCAACTTCTTTAGCTCTACTAGCTTGTCTACTTAAAACAGCATTACTAACAGGATCTTCACCTTCAAAACCAGTAGCATGTTTAGCTAGAGTTTTTTCAGCTACCTCATCATTAGCTAAGACTTTTGCTTTTCTACTTAATGAGAAAGCAGCTCCTAGTAAATCAACTCCGACACTAAGTCCAGCTGATTCCATAATGTTTTTCTTTCTGATAACATCAGGACTGTCACTGTCTCTAGTAGCCCATGGTATATCCCAACCAAGCCAATCATTAAGAGTACGTGCTATATTATCTTGTTCTTTAGAATGAGAAGAGATAGCAGTTACTGTAGCATCTACACCAGCATGAGCACCAATAGTACCAAGGATACGTGTAACTTGAGGTATACTTCTAGCAGCCGTAGCAGCTTTAAGGTTACCAACAACAACACCACCTCCTACCATTGTAGGTACAATAACTGAAGATGCATCTCTAATTATTTTATGTACAGGATGGTTAGATCTAGGTGAGTTCTCATCCCACCATTCATCAATAGGCTTTAACCAAGGTACTAACGCAGCTGTATCAGTAATAAAATCTGCAGTACCTAATGGTATAGCAGCCGCACCATGACCTAAACCATGTACAAGACCTTTATCTTCAGACTCAGGTGGTTGAGCAGGTTGAGGTGTAGCAGTTGCATCTGGACCTAAAGATTTGTTTGGATCGTTAGCTGCTTTCTCTGCTTCAAAAGCTTCATACTTTTTATTCTGTTCTTGTTCGTACTGCTCTTGTTCACTCTGTGGTATGTATTCATTTGTTGGATTATATTCAGACATTATTGAATACCTCCTAATGCTGTAATAGCAGACCTACTCATATACTTAGGATCTCTATACATAGTAAATACTGGTTTATT